AAAGTGATGATAGTGAAACAGGCACACTGGGAACCGCCTCGGGTTGGCACAAAAAAACCACCTAACCCGAAGGCTAGGTGGTTAAGGTGGTTGAGGGTGTTATGCTGCTACAGATTCATCAACGGTCTTTTTAGGTTTAGCGGGTTTTGAGGGCGTGCTTGTACCGCGAGCGGTTAGGTCGATAGTGTTGGAGTTGCCCTCGCGTACTTTCTGTTGCTCAGCTTTGTATTCGTCTGCTTTCTTTTCGAATACGCTAACAGCAGCATCGAAGTCGTCAGCAATATTGTCGATGATCCAATTGCCATCTTCGAGCTTGATACTTTCTGCGTGGTAATGCAGAGGTTTAATGTCCGTGAGATACGGCATGGCTTGCGCGATGTAGCAGTGCAGGTTGTTAAGTACATAGAAGTCTTCGTCAACAAGATCAGCGATGCGCTTAGGGTCGACACTGAAACCGATTTGGTCGGTAAGGTCTTGAGAGAAGTCGATCCCGTTGCCGTATTCTGGTTGACGTTTTCCTAGCATGTCACGTCGAGCGAGCCCAGATACTTTGTTCATGATGCCTTGTACATAGTCGAGAAACGCAATTGGCGCACATAGTGGCGCTGGTCCTCCGTTGAACTTATGGTCTGTAGACGCATCGATGGTCCATTCGTGCGCTACCAGTATCGCATTGAGTAGTGTAGGTGAGTCTGTGGCGTCCTTGGCGCGCATTGCGAAGTTAGTAATGTCACCGTCACGGTTTTTGTAACCTGAGATGGCTTCGAGTGCTGGGGTGATATAAGAATGATTGTTCATGATGTAATTTCCTATTAAGTAGCTAATTAGTGGGTGTATTCGTAGTTATTGATGTCGCAGAAGTCATCGGTATTAGCGTTACTAATATAGTCACATAAAGCTGAGATGTCTGCGTCGGTATAAGAATGATTGATAGACCTGTTATTGTCAGGGTCCGTGAGTTCCTCAATTAGTAGTTCTCTAGCAACCGCTAGCGCCCAGTTGTCTTTGTTTAGGTTTACTGTGTTCATATGTTACCCCTTGGTATAGTTATCGTAGTCTACTGCAGCGGATATGTTGCTTGCTTCTTCGATATTGTCGAGAGATTCAGCCTGCAAAATTTCAGTCACAACAATGGCAATCATTAACCCTTTGTCGACATGCGGACTAACAATATTAGCGAGTTTGTCCAAGTAGGGTTTAAATGTGCTTCGACACTGGTCGCGCGTTGCGCGTAGATCAGCGGTCCTGGCTCTTGCTTCTTCAGCTATGGTTTTCATGTTTTTCATTTGGATGCCTCAAAACATATGTATTGGTTGAAGATGGCGTCGTGCTCACATATTAAGTTTGTAGGTAGATCAGTGATCGGTGACGCGTGATATTGTAGATATTCGCCGTACACGTAGCTTGCGCTACCAGTGACGAATAGAAGTAATAACAGATAGATGCTAGGCGTTTGGATATTGTTGCTCATACTGTAGCCTCCTTGATGATTGCATCGCGAAAGTCTTGATCGTTGTTGATTAGATGGTGGAAAAGGACAGACATACCAAGTATGCCACCGAGTAATCCAGTTGTTAGTGCAAAGAATATAGCCATGTTGTTCTCCAGATTAGTTAGTTTGATTTCCCAAATATCCCTGACTCACTGATGAGGAACGAATCGGTGACCACGATTTACGGTTTATGGTTCGCGGTTCGCTATGTCCGACTTGATTAGTGGTTGATTTTCAATTGTGTGCGCTTAACAGGTGGTTGTGTGCGCTTTAAAAAGGGTGTGTGCGCAAATGTGTGCGCACTTTAAAAGGGTAAAAAGTGAGGAAATACAGGGGCTGTAGAGATGTGTGCTGTGTGTGCAGGGTAATTTCAAGTTCAAGTACGATTTAAAAAATAAAAGGCTGTTTTGAGAAAGTTATATATACAACCTGAAAAAGCCTGCACACAGCGCACACACAGCACACATTGATGTAAGTGTATGATATCTATAGCAATTGTGTGTGCGCGAATTGGGTTTTGAAGTGCGCACACATTTTGCAAAGAGCGCACACACCTTATGCGCCGAGGAAGGCTAGGTAGCGTACAGCTACGAGCATGAACAACACAACGGCGAATATGATGTCTCCTTCGCTAATCGTGTATCGCGTACTACGGATAAGGGACTTGCGACGCTTTCTTCTTAATAGTTTCATGGGCTTTCTCCTTTAGAGTTTCATTGTGTGATATGTAAGAGCCTTGAACCGCGCTTCTTGGGGCGTGAACCCCATACGAACGTAGCGTTGGTAGATCTTCTTGAGCTGTTGCCCGTTGTTCGTTCTTCGTGGAGCGCGGCCATAGGCCGTGGTTCGCGGTTGATTGCCTTGATGTCTCATGCCATCACCTCTTCAGTAATCCAGTAACCTGTTCGATCAGCAAAGATTAGTTCAACAAGACCAGTCATATCATCCATAACATAGGGCACGTCTGTTGCTTTCATTAGCTCTTCGAACTCACCTACGGTTAGATGTCCATCGAGGTACTGGTCACGGATGTCGAGGGCTTGTAAGTCTTTAAAATCTTGTAGTGTAAGGTCGTAGTTCATCGTGTCGCTACACCCCCAATTAGGGTCTAAATTTAAGATTGAGTTGTTCATGATGTCACTCCTAACTAACTAATTTGATTAGACAACCTAATCAATACACAAAACAAACCGACCTCGGATCACGGAACGTGGGCCGTGAAAAAAGGACAAGGTTCCGGGAGGCAAAAACGGAAAGAAGGTTCCATGATCCAGATCGGGGGAGGGGGTAGCGCGGTAGCGCGGGGGGGAGATAGTCGATGAGAGATATAGACACACTTTTGAAATTTTTTTTTAAAAAAACCCCTACTATTAATAGCTTAGCTAATATAGTATGGCCTGCATGGCCAAAGTTAAGACGTGTAAAAAATGTGGTATGACCGACGAGAGCAGTCATTTCGACCACGGACGTTTAACCTGCACCCCCTGCCGTATACAAGAAAAACAAATCAGTACATCCGCCACATACGAAGCGTACCTCCTACATCTATTCGTGAACGCGAGGTCTAAGGTTAGCCACGGACAGCGGACCAGGACTCTTGCTTTTACAATCACACATGCAGACCTAGTAACGCTTTGGCAGCTACAAGAAGGGAAGTGCGCGATATCCGGTGTGTTTCTCACGCACCATAAAGATGGGTCAGGCGCCAAAGATTTCAACGCCTCTATCGATCGGATATCAAACGCGAAGGATTACACCCCCGACAACATCCAATTAGTGGCATATCGTATTAACTTAATGAAACACACGCTGTCTGAAGACCTTTTTTACTGGTGGATCAAGACAATTCACGATTCTTCTTGTGATTAATTATTAGTAAGGCTAATATATATACTATGGACGAGATTGAAGTTCTAGCGTTAAGTGGCCTAGATGAGGCGATTGTAGGGACAACCTTGCGGAACGATCGTGAGGTGCTCGCTTATAACTACGATATAGCCGTAGCCATAATTATGGCAAAGGGGCATACAGAAGAGTATGCAGAAGACTGGATAGCAGAAGTGTCGTCAGACAAGTTCGATGGCGCCCCTGCATTCGTGTATTTCGATAACCACCAAGAGCACTATGGAAATAGCCCCCCAGCTGGAATCACAGTCCACTGACTTAGTTAGTGAACATACCGAATTCCAATCGCATATGCCGTACATGGGCATTAGCCGTGGATCACTAACCATGCAGCAAGAAAAGCTGGTCTCGCTCATTAGTTCGGGTATGACCACAGCGGCTGCGGGTCGTGGCGCGGGATACGCGTCCCCCCAAACCGCATACCAAGCTGCAAAAATCCCTGCGGTTCTGCAGGCACTCGACTATTACCGACAAGAGATGCGGGAAGAGGTGAAGTTCACCAATCAGCACGCTCACATGATGTACATGGAAGCGTACAACACCTCAGCGAACGCCACTGAGATGAAGAACACCACCGATTCCCTGGTCAAGCTGCACGGTTTGGCCGCACCAGAAAACGCTACCCAAGTGAATATCAACATTAACGGCACTAAGCAGCTCGAGCGCATGAGTGACGAAGACCTGTTGAAGATCGCGGGTAAAGACCTCGACTACCTCGAACCTAAGAGTGATTGATTATGGCAAAGAGCACACCCTATACAAGATTGGGTAAGAAAAACCCCGAACACCCCATACATGCGAAAAACGCAGCCGAACGTGCTGCAACTAAAGCCCGACAAAAAAAATCTGCGGACGCACGGGATGCAAAAACTGCTCGCGTAAAAGCTGCTGCAACTG